AACAGCATCATCTGTCTTTGCTCCACCTTTCCTATGGATCTCTCTCATCAATGTCTGGAAGTCATCACTCATGACCTCTCCATCGAATACCATCGATTCCGACATTTGGTCAAGCATCTCATCAAACTGTTGTAGTATTTTAGGAAAGTTATTCAATTCCTTGCCGTTCCTTGAGTACATTCTTACCTCGTCCTTGTCCACGTCACAGATGGTAATCACCCTAACCCCGTCGAGTTTAGGTTCAACATACACCTCGCCCGTCATTTTCTTGTCGTGCTTTTTGGAATCATCTGCCAACATGCACTCGAACACGGGTACCTTTATGGTGCTGTGTTTATTGACGGTCTTGTGTGTGACACCACATCTCAGATCCTTTATCAGGATCCTCCTGTACCAATCGTTCCATTCTTCCATGTTGGACCTATCACACAAATCTTGAATCATGTCTCGCATTTCGTTTCCTGTGAGAGTTCTATCTTCCAATCTTCTCAAAACATCATCGAATTCAGTCTGTGTGATGCCCGTACCATCCTTTTTAGATAACGGCACTTTTTGTACACCGAATGTCCTGAAACCGTCCAATGCCGCTCCGATGCCATTAAAGAATCTAATGTTTTCGGCATCTGACTCCCTGCTGATTATTGCTTCTTTCTTTAATCTCGAATTGTCGGATTCAAGTTCTTGTATTATTTTCCATGGTTTCATTTTATTACTCCTAACATTGTAAAGTGATTTTCTATTGTCCACAAGTCTAAATCTATGGGTTCACCCCTTAAATTTTTAACTGTTTTGGTAAATCCGGCCAATCTATATCTACGGAACGGGTATTGCCAAGTTGCATTAAGTTGCCATTCACCTTCCAGTATATGTTTGTCTGCATCAGAAATCAGGCACAATGGCATATGAATTGCTTCGATGGCATCTATGTGTCCTTCTAGATAGGCCTGTAATATCCGATTCTGTGGTATAGGATGTTCTAGATGTGCCTTGCCCTCTGTGGCTCCTTCCGCCGTGTAGTGTGCCGGACCTGGGCATCTTAGTTTCTGAGTATCTCTAAGATATCTCTGTAGGAAATAAAAGTATTTGCCTTTGACATCTCTGCTCACGTTCTCACTTAACAGATCCTGTTTAAACCGATCTAATATTTCTACATCCGCTTCGAGGGGAATCTTGCTGACAGATTTAAATTGTAGTCTTCCTACCAGTTCGCGATCTAGTCGCATGTATCTATCTAGTTCAAACATCAAACTCCTTGTAGTCTACTATATTTCCATTTTTAAAAAATATTATGTTTTCTTTTTTAACATATTCTAACACCTCTGCAAGTGATATATAGATTGCCTCTCTCAATGAGGATTTACTTTCTTTTAGCAATTTGTATTCCTCTACCTTTTTATCAAAGAGAGGATGCAGACTTTTTATAAATTCTTTTCCGATCCAATAACTGGCAACAGGCATTGCCTCACCTCCCTTGAAAAGGGAATGTCCAAACCCTTCATAATCATATAATTTTTTAATAGAAGTTACCTTACTCATATCAAACATGGCACTTTGCCAGTTTTTGATAGTCGGGGTTTTATTGAACCCACTGCTTTTAAATTCTATATTATGATAGCCATCGTTTGATGCCTTTGCATCGACTCCTCTTCTCCCGGGTACTTTTTCTATGGATGGCAGTATCTGTCTCATCTCTATGATTTGTAAAAGTTCTCTGTACCCATAGTTGTCTAAGGCATTTATTCCGGTTTTTTTGCGGAAGTTTTCTAAACAGTTAATACCATTTACAAGATTTTCTATGTCTTCGTTATCCATTGTTCTTACCCGAATATGGCATAAAGTCTGAACAGATATCGCCTTTCAACAATCCTATTGTCACTTTTGGTTCGTGTGGTGGATTAAATTGATCTGACTCATCTGCTTGTAATAGATATGCTTCTCTCATTAAAGTCGACATAGCCACAGGTGCGTCCCAAGAAGTACCTCGAGTGTGTTGCCACTGTTTCTTCGCGGCCGAATGTATGTTATTGGCATTTCTACCACAAACTTTGATCATTGCTGATAATATCTTGTCAATCCAATCTGCGGGTAAAAATTTAGTGGCACCATCTTCTTTGGCTAGTGCGTACATCTTGACCAGTCCGATGTAGATACCTTGATTGATCTCTCCACCTTCCTCTTCTCCATAATACTGTTTGACACCCATTAGAATGTTTTCCAACACATCGGCATCTCCGGTCATCTCCAATCCCTTGTAGGCATAATCAAAATGTGAGAAGTAGTGGGGGTTGGGTCCACACTTGCCCGGAGACTTACGAACCCGTTTGGGTTCCAGATCTATCTGACATTTCTTGAACAGTGTGTCCACTGTGTAGGCGGTCTTGACCCTTGGGTTGTTCCTATCATTGTCCGCGTTGACATCATTGTGCCAACGATGTAACAGTCCTCTATGTATCTCTTCCGTGCCTGCTCTCAATATACCCGTGTCGTTCAGGATCTCGAATGCGATGGCATCAAATGACTGATGCGATGTCTCCACGAAAGTCATTGGTACCGCTTGGAATCCCAACACGGCTAATGCTACCGATGTGTGTTGTCCATCAAATAAAAAATATCGCCCGTCTCTCTTGACCGCACTTGCTGGTCTCACCACCCTGGGATCGAACTTCTCACAGATACGAACCACATGGGAAGGTCTTAGATCTCTTTGCACAGAATAATTGAAGCATAGGTTGTTGTTGATCTCGACCTGTGATATGCCCTGTGGCAATATCATCTCGGGATCTTTTTGTAATTCTTTCAGCCTATCTCTGGCCGTTGCTAATCTTGTCTTGAAATTGGCTACTTCCTCTTCACCATCCTTGTAGAACTCCTCGACCACTTGGTGGAGGGTTTTGATTTTGTCATCTGACATACTATAATCCTTCCTTTGTTATAGAGACTGTGGAGTACCCAAAGGATACGCAGTCTTTGTGTTGCCCCGAATATGACGGGATCCGAGGCAACGAGTTTATAGACATTTACTTTAATATGTCTTCTTAATACTATATTAACACAAATTGCAGATTTGTCAACTATGTAATAATTGAACTTTTTGCTGGTGTTTTGATACTAGATGTTGCGTTTGTGTATTCAGTCTGAACCCTTGAATTTGTTATTCCCATGGAAATGATATGATCTCTGGAAATATTGATGTCCTTGTCCTGATCCATTGTCGCCACCCAAGTACCAAATGCCAAACCCTGAGGGCTCATCATTATTACCAAAGGTTTGACTATTGTGACATATTTTTCTAGGTCGACAACAAACTTGGCAATTACTTCTTCTCCCGAGTCTAACTTGATTGTTACTATAGAGTTTGGTTCTATATTATGCATTCCAATATTATAACGGATAAAAGATTAAATGTCAATGCTTTGAAAATATTGATCCCACCCTTGTTTGCTAGGATGGAAACCATCGTCTTGTAGAAGATTTTCCCTGACACAAAATTCGTAAGGTGTTTGTGCAATCATGTTTTGTTTGTTTAAATTTTTATAGAACCAATTAGTTTTATCTATCTTGCCAAGACTATATTCGTGCTCATTGTCACCGTTATAGATGAATGTGTATTTAAACTTGATGTTCCGACTGTGCAGTGTTGACACACAGTTGAATATGTGGTACAGATTGTAATCATTATAAAAACTGTTGCTGTTTTCCATAGATCTATTCTTAAAAGTTTCGCTCAACGGAATAGGATTGCCTTTTTTGTTTTTTGGAACAGTATTATCACCTCCACTGAAAACATGTAACACGTTTCCTACAGGACATCTATAAGGATAGCCGTCATACAAGTTATCATGATTTTTATCGTTCCAAGGCACTTGAATAGATGTTCTGTTTATACCAGTAAACATTATAAAATAATTTTCATGTTGATAACGTAATTCCTGTAAAATTCTATGACTTATGAAATCGTTACCACATCCGTCCTGCCCAACAACTTTTGTGTTATTTCCAAAGTATTTTTTTATAATGCCAAACTCATACGCATCACGAATATAACTGCAACCTATTATAAAATGTTTCATAACAGTAATTATATCATTGTCATGGTCTATAATAATTAAATTTAGATTTGCTTATTATTTGTTATCTTAGAAACTTTTTTTCTTGGCGACGTATTTTGCTATAAGATCTTTGGCTGTTTGATTCCAGTACACACCGGAGTCTCGCAACTGCTCGTTGGCTGTTCTCAATTTTTCCAATTTGTTTATCAACACTCGCAGGGTTCTGGGATTCAATTGTTTTGTTGTTTCTACCAACTGTTCTAATCTTCTTATGATGTCATCGATGGCTGGGCATGTGATATCCGGCACTTTTGGTGCTTTCCTTTTTAACCTGGAATACACCAGTTTGTGCGAAGACATACGTCGTTTCATCTATCTGTATTTAGGCAGATAGAAAAATCATTATGTGTGCATTCAATTATTATGTATGTGTATAATCCAATTTCTTTATGTCTTCGTTCACCATGGCGGCAAACATTTTGTAACACTTCAGGTCGGGGTGTTTTCCATCGGGTCCATAGTGGCGTCCTGCGTCATGCCAAACATTGGTGAGGCTTCTAGAATTTATTATGGAGTTCTTGGGTAGTAGATTGCTTACAGCATAGTGTAAAATTTTTTTGTTGTTTGCTTCTCCGGAATACTGCACATCAAATATCGTGTGTAGGAGATTGAACCCGTCGTTGGTCTGATCGCTAAATTTTAGCATCTCGTCTCCTCCGGTTATAGAACGGCTGTTGCTTTCTGTGTAATGTTCTCTCCTGTGGGGTTCGGGCCAAAGTATAACGGCTAGATCAAAGTTTAAATTATGTAATATGCTATACCATATTCTTTTGATTCTTTCGGCGCTGGCACCGGGACTGCCTAGGTTCCATACAGGAAATTCCAACATCGAGGGCCATGCGTGTGTTGATGGGGAACCAAACGCAAAGGTATAACTGTCTCCCATACAGACTATTCTTTTGGACTGATCGAATGTATCCGTCCTATACCCGTGTTCTGTGTTCTCTGTCTTGCCAGGTTCGTGTTCTATCTTGTCTGTGTTGTAGTGTCCTATTTTCATGCGTTTAGAAACTCACTCATGGAACACAACCATGGATCAACGTCCTGTTTTTTCATTCCATAATTGTAAGGTGTCAGTTCAACGGGTTGTTGGAGTTTTTCATTAAAGGCAATGGTGCATTCCTTTATCACGAATACCTTGCAGGTATCCTGGAAAGTCAGGTTGGGTATATTGTCTATGGCACCTCTGATGTAATAACCCAGTTCCATTACACAATAATTGAAATGTAATCCTGCTATAAAAATTTTATCCACACTGTATTGTTCTATGAATGAACCCAGGTTAAAAAGAATACAATCGCCCTCGTCCCATCTGCAGGGTTCGTTGTATATTTTTTTGTCTTTCAATGCTTTCAGCATGGATTGATCGGTTATGGATCTGGTGTATATTGGACAGTCTACATCTCCCAATAACTTTATTGTGTTATCTCGAGCGGTCAGTTCCAGTGGATCTGTATGCTCTCTCCAGAAATGATTGAGTATCAGTGCTTTCATATAAGCAATTTGTATTCCATGTCTAGGTGTTTCAGGCTTTTATACAGTTTGAGATTGTGCGCCAAAACTGGTTTCATCTCCTCATACATTTTTTCTAGTTCCTTAATGTTTTTGCCTGATATATGGTTTATTACCTTATGTATCTCTTTCAACCTTTCATAGCCCGAACACTCGTCGTACTGTTCATTCCACCAGGGAGAAAATGTTTTGAATCCTATCTTGTTCAAGTGTTTCAGAAAATGTTTTGGCCCAAACAGTATAAATGGTGTTTCGTTGCTGATCGGTCTTGCTGTTTTTTCGGATGGACAGAATGTCGTCCCGCTATGGAAGGACTCTGTGACAATCTCTAGGAAAAAACGATTATAAAACTCATTTAAAGTGTATGCGTCCGAGTGGGCGAAATAATGATCTTCGGGCCTTGTTTGTAAAACTATGGGTGTTGCTTTTGAAAAGTTTTCAAAATAATTTACAAGGTTGTTCGACGCACACAGCCTAAACATTTTTTCCTTGTCTACGTTGTGTAGTCTGGCATTCTTATGGAAGGACAACAATGTTTTTTCTTTGTGTTCATTATACAACACGCAGGAGATCCATAACCTTTCCCATCTGCTGGCCCCCACGAAAAACGCAAAATGATTTATATTGTTCCAATTTTTTGTGTTGGTCGTTTTTAGAGTCTGTCCATATAGAAAATGTGAATCGTCATAATACAGTTCTATATTTGGCCACACTGTTTTATCTTCTACAGGGTTTCCGGATACCAGTTTGACGTTTGTCTCGTTGACATTCTTTCTTTGGCATATCTCTTTCAGAACTTCGATTATATTTTTTTGTCCTAGATCTGTGTCTCTCAGGGATAACCCTTCTCCATGGAATGCTATCTCTAGAACATAATCGTTGGATATTTCTCTATCAAGATCCTTTATCACTGTGTCGGCCTGATCACAGTAACCGTCGAATACTTTTATTTTATACTTTTTCAACATAAAAAGTTAGTGCCCCACTTCTGTTGCAAGGCAGGGGCCGCCCCTGAGTTATTGGTTATTACGCCGCTAATCTCAATTCAGTTTTGCCTGGTAACATAAATGTTACATCAGCAAAACCTAATGCTTTTTTGTTTGCATTTAAAAACTGGACGTATCCTCGTACCTACTGGGCAAACTCCTGATACCTTTACACACCCGTCGAAACCGATCACCCCCGAAAGGGATTACGTAAGCCACCAAGTAATAATTTGGTGGAGGTGCAGGGAATCGAACCCTGGTCCGAAATGTTTATTTCGTATCAATCAACATTTACGTCAGTATTTAAACATATAATAATATGTTTGTCAATTAATTTTGGTAATTTTAACTGATTGTATCGAGATCCCTGGCAATACTTAATTCTCGATCGATGACAATGATGTCCTGTTGATTTAGATTGTTCAATAATTGTTTGCTCTGTGAATAAATGTCTTTGCCTGATGTGCTCAGTCCCAGATCTTTTGATGCCTGGGTAATAATTTGTTCGGACGACAAACGGTCATAATTTTTTTTACTCAATCTCTCATCACGTTTTGCCTTCTGTGCCACAGAATCTAGATCTATGTGAGTCTTGACATCTGGTAGACCCTTCAATCTCAGAGTATCTGCAATCAGTTGTGTGGCCGGTAATGACGCTGTTTGTTCTGACAGCGGATTCAATTGACTAAAATTCTTTTCATAATTTTTAAAATATTCTTGCCAGTCGGTCGATCCCGATGTTATCGATATCAAATTTCTAATTTTCGGGTTCTCGACAAAATTTAATAATGATATTGTATCTACTAATGAATTGGTATATGTACGTATCACTCCTAGATTTGTTGTTTCCTTGGTAATACGATTTACTATGTTTTTTCTTTTTTCAATCAAATTATTTTTCTGTATTAGAAGTATAGGATCACCTGCCAGCACAGCATCAAAGTTCGTCGCCGTTGTTTGTATGTCTGACAGTTTGCTGTCGAATGTCGCTTGGTTAAATGAGGTGCTGTCTGGCTGAACTGTGTCTATGTAATTGCTCAAGGCCTGCACGGCATTTTGAAAAAGTGTGTCCGTTGACAATGCTCTGTTTGTAATTGTTTGTATGGATTCTCTGATCACTTTAAAATCTTCATCTAACTTTTGGTTGAGTGTTCCGAAATGATCATTCACTCCCTTGCCTGTGTTTTCGGCGTCGGTATCGAAGTTATAGGAAAGTATGCTTTCTATGGTATTACACAATCCAAGATGTTCTATGAATCGAGGAGTGGTTGTGTCCTCCGGACTGGTCTCTCCCAGCGAACCGTTCAAGAGATTTTGTGCGTGTGCTTCGATGTTGATGTACACAGGTCCCAGATTTAAGTACGGAAATAAATTTAATGTAGATCTGGCGGAACTCTTATTACTATCTGTTATTATAGAATTGGCCGTTAACTTCTCTTCCGCTGTTCTTGTTTTTGGTGTCCATCCTATCGATGCTGAATTAACTGCATTTTGTAGATGTTGTTTATTAAAATTAGGAGCGGTCTGCGATAATGTTTTTAGTTTTTTCTTAATCATTTCTAGTATCCGTTGGCAAACACATTAGGTGATCCATACATCACTGCTGTACACGTAGGATCTCCTTTTCTCCCCACAGGTATTCCGTGTGCAAACACGTTCGGGGATCCGGAAAAGATAGGCATGGAATGTCCACAACATTTGTCCCCGCAGGGTTTCTTGTGTGTCGTGTTGAAATGGCCGACGCAACTCAGTCCTCTACCGTTGGCCTGGACGTCTCTGAAATGTCCTTTACGTACCATCCCGCTACAATGCGGGACATCTGGATCTCCTACTCGTGCTAAACCTGGCATAACGATATTTATGTAGTAAAATTATGTGGGTATATTATAATAAGTGCTTGTCTAAAAATCTTTTTGCGGATTCTTCGGCAGATTTTTTTAGAAAGTTCTCTATGCGATCTGCCAGGTCTTCTACATGCTTCTCGTACTTTTCTGGATTTTCTTCTAGGTCTTTTAAAAAATCGTCGTCCATTATAATTTAAATTTTGAGAATGAATCTTTCTTCACGTCCTGTTTGATGCCACCAACGATATAAGATTCGACTTCTGTCTCTTGTGGAGCGACTTGCATACCTCTGGAACTTAACCAATGTTGTGTCCATGGTAGGGGATTTTGATTCCATGGAGTGTCAAACTCGGGATCAAACCCTAATGCTTTCAATCTTTTATTGGCTATGTGTTCTACATACTGTCCTAACAGTCTCTCGTTCAAACCTATGATAGAGCCATCTTTGAACAGATGTTTTGCCCAGGCCTTTTCTTCCGCCACGCACTTCTTGAACATCTCGATCACGGTCTTATCTTGACCCTTCATTATCTTGACCATGTCCTTATCGTCACCTTTTTGCCAGGCTTTGATCACGTGTGTGGTTAGATTCAAATGTGTTGCCTCATCACGAGCAATCAATGAAAGTATCTTGGCAGACCCTTCCATTAACTTCAACTCTCCGAATGCAAATGTGCAGGCGAATGATACATAGAATCTCAAACCTTCCAACAAGTTCACATTGACCATTGCTAGATATAATTGTTTTTTGACTTCGTTGATATCTCCTTTGCCTTTGACCACATAGTCCTGTGCAAGTTCTGAGAACCTATCGTAATTCTCTGTGACCGACACTGCTCTTTTCAGTATCTCGTCGTCGTTCAATATTGTGTCAAACACTTCTGATGGATCTGAGTACACGTTCTTCATGATATGCGTGTAGGCTCTAGAGTGTATGGTTTCGAAGAAATCCCAAGTCACGATACAGCCTTCCAACTCTGGGTTGGAACAGTAAGGTAGAAATGATAGACAAGGTCCTCTGCCTTGCACTGAATCCAATAGTGTTTGATATTTTAAATTGGAAGTAAAGATATGTTTCTGTTCTGGTCTGAAGTTTTGGAAATCTGCCCGATCCTTCTGTAGAGATACTTCTTCCGCTCTCCAGAAGTAGCCCAACATTGTTTGGTTCAGTTTATCGAACTGTGGATATTTGAACACATCATACCTTTGGATCGCTTGATCTTCCCCAAAAAACATGGGTTGTCTGCTCCAGTCCACTTCGTTCCTGTTGAATACTGTCTTTGCCATTGTAGTGTAATTATACTATTTTATTATTTTTTGTCAACTATATCGCACAGGCGTCACAGTGCTCTGGATCGTCTGTGTTTACTGTATCGTTGCTAGACCCATTTACCTTGCTGTGTCCGTTGACCGCGGCATGACCATTTACTTCTATTGCTGTGTCTAACTCCACATCTTCACCTTCTTGAGAAGAGATAGTTTCGATACCAGATGGTTGATGATCTTCTTCCTCACCTTTGAAGTCGTAGGTGTTTTGATAGTAGGATGTTTTCCAACCATATTTGTAGGATGTCAACAGATCATTTGCCATTACTGAAAGGGGCACTTCGTTGTTTTCATAGTTTAACGGATTATATGACCAGTTGCCGGAAATGGCCTGGTCAAAATACTTCTGCATCATCGCGACTATGTTGATGTAACCCTCGTTACTTTCCATCTCCCAAAGCAGTGTGTAGGCATTTTTCAATTTAGGAAATCCTGGCACAATCTGTTTGAGTGGACCTTTCTTGCTTTTCTTAATGGATAACAATGCTCTCGGTGGTTCAATACCGTTGGTCTCGTTCGAAACAACGGAAGAACTTTCCGATGGCATCTGTGCCGACAGTGTGCTGTGTCTCAATCCGTGCTTGGCGATGTCTTTTCTCAGGGCCTCCCAAGCATAACGAGTCTTGTGTGGCACAATTTTATCAATGTCTTTTTTGTAGGTGTCTATCGGTAGTAGACCATCTGCATATTTTGTTCTGTCAAATGCTTCACACCTACCTCTTTCTTCCGCTAGTTTATTACTTGCTTTCAATAGATTGAATTGGAATGCTTCAGAAAGTCTGTCTACTGCGTCCCAGGCCTCCCTGTCCTCATATTTCACTCCTAGTTTTGCTAGGTAATGTGCTAACCCTATGTATCCTATGCCCAACGATCTTCTTGCTAGTGTAGATTTCTCCGCCGCTTTGACGGGATATTCCTGATAGTCTATTATCTCTTCCAATGCCCTCACAGCCAGATCACATAGGTTTTCCAGTTCTTCTAGATTGTTAAGTGCACCTACATTTATGGCAGAGAGAATACACAATGCTATCTCTCCTTCTGTGGAATCTATGTGTTGTATCGGTGTGGTTGGTAGAGTAATCTCTTGGCAGAGATTGCTCATGGAAACCTTGTCCTTGAACGATGAATGAGAATTCACGTGATCGATGTTCATTATATAGATACGTCCTGTCTCTGCTCGCTCTTTCAACAGATCAAAGAACAGTTCCTGTGCAGATATCTTCTTACCATTGACAGATTTGTCTTTCTCATATTTCACATACAGTTCGTCGAATGCTTCAGTTCCAAATGCGTCATACAGTCCCGGCACATCGTGTGGTGAGAAGAGTGTGATCTCCTCGTCATTGATAAATCTCTCGTAGAACAATTTAGATAATTGAATTGAATAGTCTAGTTTTCTAACTCGGTTATCTTCTGTACCTTTGTTGTTTTTCAATACCAGTATATCTTCAATCTCTTGGTGCCATATTGGAAAGTGTACAGTGGCTGAACCACCCCTCACTCCGTTCTGTGTACAACATCTAACGGTGCTTTCAAATTTCTTTAGGAACGGAACAACACCTGTGTGCTGTACTTCACCACCTCTTATCTTCGCATTGATCCCACGAATTCTACCAGCATTGATCCCAATGCCAGCACGACGTGCCACATACAAACCAATAGCCATATCAGTACTAAAGATGCTAGGAAGAGTGTCGTCAGAATCGACCAATACACACGAAGCAAACTGTCGTATAGGAGTTCTAACCCCAGCCATGACCGGTGTAGGAATGTTGATTTTAAATTGTGAAATTGCGTCATAATATCTTTTAACATAAGACATCCTTTTGTTTTTTGGATAGTCTGCGAACAGGGTCGCGGCAATCATCATGTACATGTCCTGCGGGGTCTCATACAGTTGTCCTGAACTTCTGTCCTGCACAAGATATTTGTCCACCACCTGTCTCAGACCTGCGTAGGCGAAATTGAGATCTCGCTCTCTGCGTATCCAAGTGTTGAGTTTTTTGATTTCGGTCTTGTTGTATTTCTCCACTATGCCCTTGTCATACACTCCCGATCTGATGTTCCTCATGATCAATTTTAGAAGGGGCATATACTCATACTGACCATGGGCTTCTTTCCTCACATCGTATAGGAGCAGTCGAGACGCGGCATACTGATAGTTGGGATTTTCCAGCGTGGTCAGGTCATTGGCCGATCGCACCAGCACGTTCTGTATGTCCTTGGAAGTGATGCCATCGAAGAATTGAAGGTTTGCATTAATTTCTATTTGTGAGGCCGAAACCCCCGATAGTCCTTCACAGGCCTCCTCCACTACGAAATGAATTTTGTTGATGTCAAGTAGTTCTTGCCTACCGTCACGTTTGGAAATATTGATTGCTGATGTGTTTGTGTTGGTCATTATATTAAACTTCTCATGATTGATTGTCTTTTTGATACTGCTATTTATCGAGTCTTGTTTCATGTTGATCATTTAGAATACTGTTGTTGTTAAAATAAACATTTCCTAATTATAAAGATCTAATTTAGTTAAGTCTACTAAAAAATTATATGACACTATTATACAACTATACAACCAATGATCGATGTTTAAGTATTTCTTTTTCCAAGACTAAAAATTCTTTTTGGGAATGATGATGTCCGTACGGGTCTATTTTATTTTTTATGGTTTCTTTCATAGAATCGTGCATGATTTTATTACCAGAAAAAGAAAAAAGATCGATAATTTTTTTATCTTTTTCTATTAATTTTATTTTTTCCATTGCTTTTAAATTATTGATATGTATTTTTTCAAAATTATTACACATATCAAAAGCAATATAATCAACGTTGTTGCTAGATAACCATCCAGTGAACATTATTAAGTCCGTGAATAGAGAGTCCCAATACTGCCTAACGTCTGGAACACAGCCATAATAATTATCGATCATGGACGACAGTTTGTCAATGTCCACAGAGTCGGATACTTTGTTAGGATCTAACAGTTCGGATCGTTGTATGGGCAACCAAGTTCCGTCGATGTCTTCCTCCTCTTTGGAAATTGCCATTTCAAAACGATGAGCATATGTTATGGGAATGATTACTAAATCTGGTTTATCATTTTGAGAAATCCATTCTACTGTACTTCTGACTGTTCTTCTGAAACTAGTGGCCACTTTGCTAATATTCACAAAATTTTTTTGATTAAGTTTTGATAAGAACTCTGTCGATGGTTTCCATTGCAACGAAAAACTGCAACCGTTTATTAAACAAGTCATTTTTATTAATTATTCAAATACAGATTCTTAGTGATCAATGGTGGCCGAGGATTTATCACTTGTATTTTATGTGAATATTTACCTGTAGGTACAATTAAACTATTTCCGTGATCTGATAATCGAAAGTGGCAGTGGTGTCGTTGTTAGTGGTATATTTCACTATGAATGTCTCGTTGCCCGCCGTGGAATCCAAAGCATCCACGTCCACAGACAATTCCACGCCGATGTCTGCTGTCTCTTCATAGTCGTCATTGTAGGTTGGAGCAGTGCCTTCTTTGCCGACAAAGGTCAATACACCTGTTCTGGAATTTGATCCTCTGTCTATCTTGTACTTCACAGACACGCTGGTTCCGTTCGTGGCCTTGACTCTTATACCTGTCGTTGCCGCGACAGATTGATTGTTGGCCATTGTAAACTGTTTCACGGCCTTGTCCACGATCGCTACACCGTCCACGTCTTTCAACGGTACATATGATGTGCTTCTGAGATCGGATCTCTCAAAGTAATCAAATCGACTAGAACATTCATCTGCTGAAAATTGTATCACTGGAGACTCGTTGCCGTTGTTCTGGTCATATCCCTCAAAATTATTTCCCACGTTGTTTGCAAACCAGTTGCCCATGGAAATGATATTTCTGATAGTGCCTTGTGAATCCACTTTGATAGCATTCTTGCCGATAGTATTCCAAGTGCCGGCGATGAATTGGACGTTGCTTGGTCCCAGTGTCAATCCATTGGATGAGCCGTCCGTGTCATCTCCGATATAGGCACCGTAGTAACCGACGGAGAAATCACAGTTGATAAATCGTGCTGATGTCAGGTCATAGTCAAGGTCTACCAATCTGGCAAACTTCGTGAACTGGCACTGATCAAACACGATGTTGGAACAAGGAAGAGCCGTTGTGCTTCTCACTGTCACTCCCTTGGAAGCAGATACATCTGCTCCGCCCGACGAATATGTTCCTTGAAATTTTACATTGTTGAAATATACTTTGGTGGCATTGTCTATAGACATTCCGCCATAGGCCTCACCGTTTTTAAGTGTTAAATTTGATATCTGTATTTCTGTTGGGAAACTTGCAGAAAGAATTGAACCATATGTGTTACCGCTTAGGTCTTCTGTGACTGCCACTGGTGCATTGCCACCTGTTTGATAGATAATAGTTTTGTCTGTGCCCTCTCCTGTTAGGTGAGCATATCTCGGAATAGTGATTGATCCTGACACTTTATATGTTCCTGCCGGGAAAAATAACATCCTGTGGGATCTTACATCTGCTTCGTCGGTGTCTGAATACAACTCGTCTATGGCTCTTTGTATTGCTAACTTGTCGTCTGTAGATCCGTCACCAACTGCACCAAAGGCTTTTACAGACACATAATCGTCTAATCTTTCTTGTAGAGATCTTGTAACATTTGTTGTAGCACCCGTCAATATCGGTGTGCTAGATCCTAGGTAACCTTTGTAATAATATCCTGTTGCCGTACTAAAAATACTAGAGCCGCTTGTTAATATCTCTGTGTTGCCCACGGCTGGTGCACCGTCTGCCACTGTGCCATTACCTATGTACAGTTTCTGCTCGTCAATAACCCAACCCAACTCGCCTGCCGCGAGTTGTGGTAAGTCTGTAGCAAGACCTCTTCTATGTTGAATTCGACTAATTTGGACAACGGCCACGATTAATAAACTCCGTAAATTTTGTTAAACATTTACAGTATTTATATTAAAGAACTGACTTATAATATTGCTCTACTCTATCAAACCATTTGCCCAACCACTTGTCGTAATCATCTATTTCAAAGGTTTGATATTCATTATTCTGTGTGCATATAAAGATACGACCCGTGCGTATATCTGTGTCAAATAACTTGTTGTGTGCCTCCGCATAGGCCACTAACTGTAGGAAATAGTCCTCCACCCATTCCGCCTTCTTTAGTTTGCGTGCCTGTTTGAAATCCATTATGGCAGGTGCACCGTTGTACACGCCCACGAGATCCGTGGTGCCCGCATACAGTTCCGGATAGTAGAGATTGATCTCTGACCCCCATACCTCGTCCACGCCCTTCAAACCGTGCTCGATGATCACATTGGCCATCTCGTGTGCCTTCTGCTGTATGAGATTGCTACCTGGTGTGCGATCCTGTCCCAGCACGTGGCGTTCGAGACTCTTGTGCATGACCGTTCCTATGTTAGCGGACTCTGTAGCGATACGCTGTGCCTCCTGTTCTCCCACTCTCTTCCTCCAGGCATTGAGATGTGTCATGTCCTTGGTGGCGGAAAGTATAGTGGTCACCGAAGGCACTTGCCTACCGTCCGGAGTGGCATAATGCCTCTTCCCGTTTTGTGTCACTCTGCTGATTTGATCGTAAGGATATTTTTCGACCACAAGTATATTTTTGTTCTGAAGTATGTGTTCTGATATTTTCACTTATAAATTATAACAGATTAGATTCTTTTCTTCAAGGCTGATTTGGCCATTTTCTTTACCACATCAGTTGACCCTATGTTGTCATAATTCATTGGTTCATCCTTGGCCATTTCTTTTTCTGTTTTTATAATAATCTTTTCATGATCGAAGTCGTCTACCACACTTTTTAATGTTTCTGAACTATCATACATTTTTTTGAACAGTGAGTAATTGAACTGAGGATACCCTGTGTTCTTCATTATCTGTTCTAGTGCGTTGAAACTGATCTCTGTTGTTTGTTCAGCGTCATTGGCATCACCACGTATGTTATTAAGTGTGTTGACTACTGCCGACTGTAATTCGATTGTTTTGCTGTCTTGGAATTCGACAAATCTCACAGGATTATCTCCCTGCTAGTTTGGCTATAATTCTTGATGTGGTTTCAAAAACTTCTCTTGATTCTCTTTGTTCTCGACCTTCTGGGTCAGTCCCACCTGCTTCTGCATCTGTGGCACCGAACTCATCTGACTCTGAGTCTAATGAGTCTAGGTCTTCTTCTGAATCTAAAGATGGCTCTGGTTGACCCATTGGTTCTGCTGGTTGTTCTTCGCCTGTCAGTATTCTCACACCACCTTCTAGGTCCTGTCTTGTTTGAGTAAGAGTTGCTTCTGCTGTTTCAATTGCTGGTTGGATCTTGGCAACGAAAGCATCTGCCTTGTCAGCACCCATCTCATCTCTGATCCTGTCTGCCAATTCCAGCATGCCTTCTGTCTTCATTGAAGCAAGGTCTTCTAGATATCCTGTTACCTTGTCCATCATATCTTTTGCGGCAAGAATCAATTCTGATTGTTGCTCAACACCTTCCTGTACTTCTGTCGTCACTAGGTCTCCTATAATTTCTTTTTTCTCTTTGTCTTGTAGAGTTGGAATGTTCTGTATTTTTTTAACAATATTTTTTGTTTTTGGATCTGTTTTTAACTCACCGGAGCCATATTCTCGAATTGCTTGATTGACCACGTCCAACATCATCTGATGTTTTTGATAGTTATCGTCTTTCAGTTCTCTGCCAAAGTGTGCGTTGTCCGTGATCGTATGGATCTTGGTCCTCACCATGTTGGCCATGTCTTCCAACTGTGTCTTGTCTAGGCCTTCTAGATTTAATGTCTGTCCAAATCTGCTTTCAAATGCTGATAATAGACTCTCTGTTGTAACTGGTTTTGTAAATTCTCTGCTGTGCATATGTGTTTATTTAGCGTGATTGGTTCTGAAGGTGCTATCAAATATTGACTGTATTGTGTCCTTTATCTGATCCGCCTTGTCGTTTGCTTCTAATAACTTGTTTTCGTATACGAAAGCAACGTCTTCGTTACCGCTTTTCATTGCTTGTTTGTAAAATCTCTTTGCATTTTTTATTTCGAATAGGCGACTAGCAAAAGATGAGTCTAGTTTTAGCAGTCTTTGTGGCACCTCCTTGGATTCTGCTATGTGGTGTGCTATCAAAATTGCCGATTGTTTCACCCATATCTCTTCGTGCAGTATCTTTGCTTCTATCATATCTGCTATCACATACACATATCTTCCTTCGTGATGCTTCCTGGGAACGATTGCAATGTTGCCTATCAAAATACCCTTGGCAAATTGTTTAGGGAGATGAACGAACGGACGTCTGGATTGATCCTTGTCCTCAAGTTCCTGGAATTTGACCTTGAGATTATAGGCCTCTATCTGTTTTAATAGTTCGCTCTTATTTTTTAATGTCATCTCGGATAAACCTTATGTGCTTATTTAAAGTGTACTGCGTGTCGTTGTCAAGTTTTTTCCTGACTAATACACATTTATCACTTAAAACTTTGGCTGTGTGAGTATCTTGTACATCTATCCGAGATTGCAATATTGGAAATTGTTTGTAGTATTTTTCCAAAAAGTTTAACTCGATAGTGGTAATGTATATTCGCACATGACGGCTTAATTCGACAAACATTTTCTATAATATCTTTGATGGTTAATTTATACTTTGTTTACCCAGGCATTTTCATCAGGATCACCACTATAGTGGAAAGTAATCCTGCAACGACAGTGCCTGCTGTCATAATGAGTGTTTTGCCCGTGCTCTTCTGTCCTTGTGAAATATCGTTGTTGATGCGTTGAAGTGTTTGCTCAATCGCAGTCAGACGATCATGTAATCCTTTGTAGCGTTCTGCACAAAGGTCCACGTGTGCTTCCAGGTTCTGTTTTTCGAGGTCTGTACTCATTGTTTCCTTGTTAAATTTTGATTGTTAAAGTGTTGCCTGGATAAGCCTATGAGAGCCTTAATGTACATCTATTTATCCAGCATACCAAGATATATAAACTGCGTATTTTTAAACTTGTGATCCTGAGTGATAAAAGCATTGGCAGGGAACGTCACTGATTCCTTACAAAAAGTTATCACAGGCACGTAATCAAAATCTGTCACAAGACTTCCACACGGTGTTTGTAAATCATCGTAGACGTCCTGTTGTTCCGTCCTCCATTCGAATGTCCACACATTTGCCTTCCCTTCGTAATGCGAGCCAAACAGTTTTTCTTGTGACAGTATTATTTCTGATCTCACAGGGGTCATGTCATGATGTATGTTCCCCCTCAACTGTAAAAGTTGGATCATCGTTGTAAAATTTGAATTTTGATTTCTTGCTGTTTCCAGACTATGTTTGTCATGTATGAGTTCGTTAGATTTACTTCTGAAAGGAAATTCTTTTCTTAAATCCCCATTGTCGGTTATGTCTATCAATGTCTGTATGGCAAAGTTGTACATATTGCTAATAATTAGCCATAAAAAAAGAGCGGACCTAAAAAATAGATCCGCTCTTCGATAATTGTTACCTTACGGTAGACTATTAACTTACAGCCGCCGCAGTCAAGATACCAAGTTTGGTTTCTGTCACTGTAGCACTTGTGATGTCAGCCTGGATGTTAGGGTAAGCCGCTGAAGACTGATCT